AGGTGGAAAATCTGGTGCTAAGAAACAAGGTTACAACGCAAGATTAGACGAATCTTTAGGTGCAAGAAGAGGAGCTGAATCTACAAAATCTCAAAGCTTTAAAGCTAGAAGAGACGAATCTAAAGGCATGGAAAAAGCTATGGGACGTAGAGCATACGCTGCTGTTGGCACTATGGATAAAAACAATCGGAGAAAATAATTATGGCAAATACAAGAAGAATGAATCGACTTGAAGAACTAGGTCGTGTGGATGCTGAAAAAGCATACACTAAAAGAGGTAAAAGAAACCTTAGAGACGAGAAAAAAAGAGTCGTTAGAGAATTAAACAGAAAAGGTGGTGGAATTGCTAAAAGAGGCTTAGGAAAAGCTTTTAGAGGCGGAGGACTTGTTTAATGTCTAAAGATTGGCAAAAAGGATCTGGTTACGTTGCAGAACCAAAAGTTACAGGCATCGTTGGAAAAAACAAAGATGGCTATGGGGATGCAGAAACAATTCAAGCAACTGATCCAACAGAATCTCAAACAGTTACGGTAAAAGGTACAAGAGCCCTTAGAAAAGACAAGAAGCCAGTTAAAGCTACTTGGTACTAATCTATGGCTTGGTTTACTCTAGCAAAACTTGCTTTACAGGCAGGTGGTAAAATTTATGCTAATAG